GCTTTAAAAAAGAAAGTACATATTGCTAGCCAGATTATGGGTGAAGATCTCAAGGACTGGATTTAATTTGCGACTTTGCCGTCTTTCCATTCCATGTCTGGTAAATTTTCAGTGTATCTTTTACCATCAAAAGTAAGAACTTGTTTTCTATTAGAGCCTTTTTCATCATAAGACACATGAATCCATCCAGCTTGATCATCTTCTGGCTTATAATATTCTAATATACATTGATCAAAGTCAACGTTGTTAGTCAGCCAGTAAGCGACTTGAATATTAGATACTCCATTGATTTCAAAATCCGCTGCGCACCCAAGTGCATGCTGCGATGTCTTTTTGCTCCCTATCGCCTCACACAGCGCCTCTGAGCGATATCCCGAGCTGATGCTCAAGGGCTTGTCAAAGTGTGCTCTAGTGGGCTCTAAGACCTCATAACAGAGGTCTCCTAAGTTTTTTATCTCTCCAGGTCCTGGAATGTTGTTAATTCCTTTACGAGCCGCAGTCATTGAACGTGTCATCTCTTCAAGAGTAAAATGTTTAGATAATTGCATAGTTTTTATTGGGAAATAATTAACGCAAATATAACATAAGCCATACCAGATATCAATGCTCCAACAGAAACTAATAAGATACTTTCTACCCTATTAATCTGGTGCTCAAGCTTGAGTATCTTGTCATGAGTTTGTTTCTGCATAATTCTGCATAACTTTTCATGCGATTCTATTTTTTGTAATGCGTTATTTTTAACCATTGGGAAAGAGTAAACGAATCTTTTGATCCATTGTCAAGTTAGAATATTGGTTGGCAGCGTTTTGTTGTGTAAGCACAGAGCTCTCAACATTAGGTAGATTTAATGTCGTAGGTGTGATAGGCGTGTCCTGCATAATTGGTAGTAAAGGGTTGTCTATGCTAGGGAAAATTCCTTCGTCTAAATCAAGTTCCAATAGCTCTCCATAAATTTCATTTATAGCTTCTCCCGCTTCATCATATGGATTATCTAATCCTAATTTGTCTGCGTTAATTGCAAAAGCATTTTTAACTTCGTCTGAGGGAAGGAAGGGAACAAAAATACCTTCTCTTAAAGCAGAGTATTCTTTGTTAGAAACCCTAGAAAAAGCTTCTGACATTTGATCCTCCTCTAAACCTAAAACTTCTCCTGCTTCCATATCTTTTTTCATGTTTTGTTTAACACCAAACAATGCACGATTAGCATTTATATAAGCGTCAACAATTGTATTCGGTTCAACGGGACCACCTTTTAAAGTTTCTCTGGTAAATAAAGATCTAGAATCACGTTGACCTTTTTGAAAGTCTGCAATTTTAAAATTCATTACTCGTTCAGCATTAATTTCTACCGGTCTGAAACCAAATAGACCCGCCATCTCAGGTCCTACCTCATAAGTTTGACCATACTTATCGTACTTACCTTCTGTGACTACATCAACTGATTCTATAGCCCGATCCATTCTTTTTATTTGGTTCATAGAGAAAGGCATTTGTGCTTCTACTAAATGTTTCATAATTTTTGAAGCTTTATCTCCACCATTATCTTCAGGGTTAAAAACTTGATAACCTTCTCTAGTTTTACCACCTCTTGCTAAGATATCTAACACAGCTTCGGTCCAGATAGCTTCTGATATAAATGGAGAAGCAAATTCTTTCATGGCTTCAAAAGTTCCACCAATAAAATCATTCATGATACCATCATTATCTTTTTCACCATCGGCTACTGAATTAATTACAGTTTGGATAGGTCTAATTAAAGTATCGTATGCATTTGCATGACTAAAATCTACGTAAGAGAATGAACCATTTTTATTTCTGATAGGTAATAGTGTTGAGTTTTTAGACCAGTCGGCAACGTATCTTTTAATAGCGCCTCTTTCCTCATCTGTAATATCGTACAGTGCTCCAAACATTTGTGATGTTGCATAAGGTACAGCAGCTACTGTTGTAGCAAAACCAAATAGTCTCGTGTAACCTGTTCTTGCAAAGGGTTTAAATACTTTACCATCTACAATGACTTCCTCACTAATTTCTTTTAATGCTGTTTGTATAATATTAGTACCTGTTCTAGCAATCTCTGCTGGAAACGATACAAAGTTTCCAATAGGAAGTTTTCTTAAACCTTTAATAAATTCTGATACATAATCATAGTTAGGTATATTGTTTCTAACTATATCTGCAGCTCTCTCCTCTAAATATTCTTGCGTTAATCTAACTTCTTCTCCATCAGAATTTTTAAACCACTTACCTCTTGTCACTCCAATATTTTCAAATCTTTTTTCCATTCTACTTTGTTCGACAGCCCATGAATAAATTTTCCAGAAGTCATCTTCAGCTGTGTACATATCTTGTGAGACAGATTTTAATTTTGACAAAGGTTTTAATAACATTCTCATTCCTTTATCGGATGACATGGTCTGCCCAAAGTTTACATCTTCCATTAGTCTGGATAGATCTCCAAGTTTTACGTTAGAGTTTACGACACCTAAGTTTAAAAGTTTTTCATACAACTCATTCTGTTGTCTTGTCCCCCTCAGTGGAGTCTGCAATGCTTGGTAAGCCATTTTAATTGCATTAACTTCCTCGGTATCTTCTATATTTTTACCTACTTGTCTTCTTACAGTAGCGGTAAAGTTTCCTGGTATAATACCATTAGCTGCAGCAAAAGCTCCTGCACTTACAAAATTACGCATGTGTGTTACCGGTGATAGAATTGTTTTTGCAATTTGTGATGTAGCTTTAGGGTATAGAACTAAACTTTGGTACATCTGGGCTAACGTTCCACTATCTTCTATTTGCATAGAAGTTTTCTTTAGAGCGTCCGCAACACCGGGTCTAGCAAACAAAGGATTTTTAGCATCTGCAAAAGGATTAGTTGCACCTTTACTAACAGATAGTTTTCCACCTGGATCTATAACTTCAATAGCTTTAAAGTCATCACCAAATACTAGTCTTGCTTCGTCCACATTTTTTACAAACATCGGTTCTTTACCTGCAGCTGTTAACTCATCTGATTTTTTAATTAGTTCATCGAAGAATTGATTACGTCTTGCAATCAGAGATAGTTTAGCAGTACCTCCTAAAATAGTTTGCATAGGGTTACTTTGTTTACCTAGTAATAATTCAAGAGCTTCTTTAGGTCCATCCTTACCTGCTTGTAATGCACCCAGTGAAATATTTGATCTACCACCCACTGAAACCGCATCTTTTAATGTAGTTTGATTAACAAAAAAATTAGGGACTTCAAAGATGGCGTCAGAGGGTTTGTCCATTCTGAAACCGGCCGGCATCTTAGCTGTCTTAAGTATTCTAGCAACAGCATCATCGGCTTCAAGATCAGTTAATTCTTTACCTGCTACCCTAGCACTATTAATTAATACAGCTTTAGTTTTTTCAATTGCTTCTGCTGTAGGTGTATAATTTAACCAAGGTATTAAAGATTTGTTTTGAAAGATGTCATAAGTAGAACCTAAATAGTTTTCAAATTTACCACTGAACAAACTTTTAAATTCAGTCATCTCCTCTTTACTTAATTTACCACCAATCTTAGTAAACAAGTTACCCCATTTAGTTCTAATTAAAGATAAGTTGCCTGCAATATTTGCTTCAACTTCAGCAGCTTCGTCGGCATTCTTTGTAAACTTTTTAATTTTATCTGATACTTTAGATAATATTTTTTTGTCTAACGCACCAAACTTAACTCTACCTAAATTATCTATGTCAGGAGTACCTGACATCAAGAGTCTTGATACATCTTTTAAAAATAAATTTCTATTTTCTTTGTTTTGTTTATTAAAAATTGTTTTCATAGGAGTAAACATTTTGTCTATGTCTACATCTATATCGTGAGAAATATTTCTTGCAGCCGATGCATCCCCTGCTCTTAAACCGATTGATAATCTTTCTTCATCAAAAAATTCTTGAGTCTTCATACCTCTAGATCTTAATGAACCGGCAGCCTTGTCAATCCATCTGTCTAATTTATTATTATTAATATCTAAATCTTTATTTCGGTTGGCCATTTTCTTAATGCCTTTACCAACACCACCAAGAATTCCTGTAAACAATGCACCCTCTGTACCAAACTTAACTCTGTTTAATAACTCTCTACCCGGATCATCTTCTTCATCCAAATCAAATACTAGTGAGCCTGCATCTTTTACATCACCAACAAACACACCCTCTGCTACACCACCTGTTAGTGCACCGGCTGTAAGTTTAGTTGCGCTTTGACTGGCTTTCATTTTATCTAATGCCGCAGCAAGTTTAGGACTATTTGCTTTAACTAAAGTACCTGTCTTACCTGCTTGCATAGCTTTGCTTGCAAGTTTACTTCCAAGACTAAAACCATATCCACCCGGTAGACCAATGTTGACCAGTAGTTCTGCAATTTTTCCTGCAGCTGTTGCTTCTGCTTTCTCATCAAATTCTGTAAGGTCATCAAACCATTGTTCTACACCCGCAGCTTTGTCGGTCCCTGCTCCCAGATCAACTAACGTTGCACCTAGTGAGAATAAACCTTTTGGTATTGCAATGGCACCGGAAACAATCCCTGATAGGACTGACTCAATCGTGCCTACTTGATTGTTATCTTCGGCCATTTAATCTCCTAATCTAAGGGGTTCCACCATTTAGAATTTGAAGTGGAAGATGTTACCACTTTATCAAATATCATTTTTCCGTTTTCGTCTAGTTCAATTACTTTTCCTTTAACAACATATATACCAGCACCTTTACCCTCAGATTTAAACTCAGCAGACTCTACAAACTCTGTTATATTATCATATTTTTTACCACTGATTGTACCTTTATAATCTCTGTCCGGGAACCAATTACCATCTACCATTTGTTGAGCAACAGACTCTACTTGTGCGTCTCCTTGACCATCACCCATTTTTTTAGCACGTTCTTTCATAGCTACAATTGTTGTAGCCACCCCATCAGCTTTTTGTTTAGCTAGTGCGGGTGAGTCCCCTTGATTAATATAGTAATCATAATCTTGTTGTCTCGCTCCACCACTCTTACCCTCTCTAATACCCTCTAGTTTTAGATCTTGTTGAACCTGCATTAGTTCTGCTGCTTCTCTAATTTTTTCCGGTTTGTCATAAGCTGTACTTGTATCTGCAATAAGATCATTAACTAAACCTTCCTTACCTAAACCTTCTCTTGCAATTCTTTGGCCACCTTTAATTAATGCATCATACAATGCATTCTTTTGTGATCTCGCATAACCTAATTTTTCTAAAATACTTTTAACATTTTTTTCTCTGCCACCATCTCCATTACCTGTACCATCGTCCAGTCCTTTGTTGTCAAGAACTTTATCAATAGTACTCGCACCCGTATCTTGAGTTAAATGATGAGGCATACCAATTGCATCTTTTCGTATATTTATATCAGAAGGTGTATGAAGACCGGGTTCTACCTGTTCCTCGGAAACCCCAAAAACATTTTTTTCAAGCCAGTTTGCTTTTTCCCATTTAGGATTTAAATCTCTAATTCCATCTCCATCATTATCTGCTATATATTTTGGAACCTTAATTCTAGGAGGTGTATCTAGGTTTACATCTGTTTCTTGAGAACCAAAGTTACCTGTATTATATGATGTATCAGATTTACCTACAGCGGGTTCAGGAATCATTGAGGTCTGATTAATACTTGCCGAAGGCATGTAGTTTTTACTAAAATCAGCAAATACTTTAGAAGCATTCGGCATCATTCTATTTACATCACCTGGAAAAACCATACCTGATTGTTGATACCCTTGTCTAGGCTCTTTAATATTATTCATGATCCCTTCTTTAATAGGGCCACCCATTCTGAACATAGGTCTATTTAAAATTTTCATTACGAATTTAATCCGGGTTGGAATATTTTACCATACAATCCACCTAGACCCATTGCTGTACCTATAGACTGTGAAAGCATATTAGGTTGTTGTGGTTCTTGATAAGATTGTGATGCTACACCACCAGAAAGACCTGTTAAACCTTGACCATATTGTGATAGTCTTCCGTATGGTTCGTAAGCTGCTGTTTGTTGTGCTTGTTGATTAGCACTTAAATTTGCTTGGTTGAATCCTTGTCTTAGAGAACCCAGTTGTCCAAGTGCTCCAACATCTCCGCCTATTCCTGCTCTATTAAAATCAGATAATCCTAATTGTGCTTGACCTAAACCCGCTTGAGCATTAGCCATACTTAATTGGTTTTGCATTAACTGACCTTGGTTTTGAAAACCTTGTTGTGCTTGTTGTTGTGCTTGACCAAATCCTTGTTGTAACATCTGTGCTTGTAGTGCTGATCTATCTGCTAGTGAATCTGCATTATACTGACCCATCATAGCACCTTCTCTACCACCACCAAAGTTTCCAGAATTCACTGCTGCGTCTCTAATATTTTGTTGGCCACTTAATCTTGATTTATCAAACTCTGATAATGTTGCATCAATAACTTGTGATTGATATGGAGACATGAAAGGTTGATAAGCACTAGCACCTGTTAAACCTTGAGCTGCTGTTTGCAGTGCACCTAGTCCACCAATAGTACCCCCGGCAGTTGTTTGTGCACCCTGTGCTGCTTTTAAATAATCTTTATAGGCACCTACACCACCTTGTGCAATACCTATTGCTTGTGTTTGTAATGCGTCTTCACCAGCAACAAAAGGATTCTGTCCTGTAACCGCTGTTCCTGAAATTCTATTACCAGAAGCATCTGTTCCTCCAGTAAAAGTACTTGTATCTATTGGTACACTGTAAGCACCTTTAGATTGTGCTGCGTAATCTTTTGCGTAATCTTGTAAAAATTCTGGTGTTGCCATTATGCCATCCTTGATTGTAACATTTGTTGTTGATCATACATTTGTTGAGCGCCTTCTAAACCTTGAGAATCTTCTGAAACTTGTCCACCTTGTTCTAAATTATTCATCATGTTTTCCATAACTTCTGCACCGGTATCGATGTCTCCGCCACCTGCAGCTCTTACAGCGTCTGCTGTAAATACAAATTCATTTTTTGATAATCTTGCTGGTACATCATCAGCTTTTTCTTCGCCACCTAATGGTACAAAACCACCTTCCGCTCTATAATCTTTTTCCATACCACCCATGTCTATCATACCTTGTTCCGCCATTCCACCTGCAGCTAGTTGTGCTATCCCTTGTGCCGGATCCTCTTGTTGTACATTCTCGGCCACAATAGTTTCTTGTACTTCAGGTTGTTGTGATTCTTGTTTCATTTGCTGTAATACTAATTTTTTAAATTCTGGATAAGGTAATTGTCCGCCACCTTCTACGTATTTTTGATACTCCATTTGCAACATTTGTTCTGCTTCATTTGGTAATTGTATTTCTTCTACAGATTCTTGTTCCACCATCTCACCATTAGCATAACCTCTTCTCATTAATGTTGGGATACCTATGTTAATATCTTCTTCATCTTCAACCATCATACCATCTGCATAACCAATTCTACCACCGTTGGCTGCTGGTACTGCTGTTTGATAATAATTATCTGTAAATCTATTCTCAGGTAAGAAATTCATTTGAGGGTTTTTAAATTTTGCCATCATCATCGCTGTGTATGGATCAATGTAATCTTCATCAACTTCTTCAACAGCATCTTTACCTTTAGCAAACATATTTTGTAATAAGGGTGCACCTAAAGCGAAAGCACTTAAACCTGTAAATGCTTTTTGACCTCCGGTCATACCGCCCCACATGTTTCTCATGCCACCTATTAAACCAGCCGGGTTTTTAAAGCCAGGATGTCCGGGACTTAATCCTCTAGTTCCGAAAGAACCCAACCCAAGTTTTGAACCTAATTTAGCAAAATTACTCCAACCACCAGTTCCGCCCATAGCACCACCAGCTAAATAAGCTCCGCCACCTAGTAAAGCCATCTTACCTAAGGGACTCTTAGCTATTTTCTTAATACCACGAACAGCTTTCTTTACAAAGCTACCTAAACCATAGCGTTGTCTACCGCCCTGGTTGTACATCTGTCTAGCTTGTTGCATATTTGAAATTGGCATAAATTTTTCCTTATTATATCGTTCTACTTGTTTTCTCCAAATAAATCAAGAGCTGGCATGATTACTTTGATATCTTGAGCCATCTCTTCATTCTTATAACCCCTGGCTTCCCAGTCTTTTTTCTCTTTAAAAGTCTCACCTGTCTCCATATGTCTATATGTTGTTATTACTTCTGTTGGTTTTACTGTAGGTATATTTTCCATTAGTCTATTTTCTCCTTTAATATATTAAGATAACTAATACCAAATACTACACCATCTGCTGTAGTGCCGGCTGTCGTATATTGAAGTATAGTTCCACCTTCTACAATTAAAGGTAGAGATAATATTTCTACACTTGCAGCAGCTACCAATGTTTGGGTATGTACTATCTCAAATGCATTGTTTTTAATAGTTACAGTTGGTGTGTTAGACCCCGATTTATTTGTAACTCTTAATGATTTTATAATAATAGTTTCATTAACAGTAGGCGCTAACAACGTTACTGTTTCAGCAGCGGTTGTTGTTTTACCATAAAATTTATATTGATTTACTACTGCCATTAACTTAAAAAGAAACTTCTAGCTTCTATCTCCTGTTTAACTTCATCTTGAAACGAAGAGTTTAATTTTGTTATAACCGAATCAAGATCCCTGACTAACGATTGAAAAGTTCTCTCTTCATATTCTTTACTGGCTCTGGTTAATGATTGTACAATTCTAGCCATTATCTTTTCATTCCTCTTGCAGCCAGACCACCGAAGAAGTATCCAATTCTGCCGCCTTCTCTCCAGCCCCAACCCCTATCTTTTCTATCAGTTTTTTGAGACCCTGCTGAAGTAGCTTGTTGTGAACCACCACCCATTCCAGCCGGATCAACGGCTCCAGAAGCTACTCCTTCCGATGCAATTCCTTGTCCACCACCTTGTGTAGTTAATCCACTTAAATTTTGTCCACCACCAGTAGTTGTAGCACCAGTAGTAATACCATCTCCACGGTTAATAAAAGTTGGTGTTCCTTTTTTAGTACCTAATGTTTTTTGTATTCTAGCTAAATCTGCCCTTCTGTCTCGTTCTTCATAACCTTTTACTGTTTCCTCGTCTTCGAGAAGTTTTATTTTTTCGTTATAATCTTTTAGTTGTGCCTGCAGTGTACTATTCGTTGTGTCTGGATCAATGTTTTTTACCTTGTCTCTCATACGTTCTAGATAATCAGCTGTTTTACCAAACATAGTTTTACCACCTGTAAAAACTCCAAATTGATCCATACCTGTATATTGTCCAAAACCTGCATTATTTACAGCCCATCTTTGTCGATCACTTTTGTCTCCTCCGACTTGTAAACCAAGCATATCAGCAACTGAAGTGATACCTTGGTTTAGCCACGGTACCATACCAATTCCTGTATCCATGTAGTTTCCTAGTTTGCCTCTGGTTCTGTAATCTCCATAAGCAGAATCAACTCCTTTAAATTTTCTTGCCATCATATTAATTTTATCCATACGGGATAGAGGTTGCCCATTATAATCTGAAGGAAGTTCAGACATGTAAGATAATTCTAGTGGAGTAAAAGATCTAGTGTTGACTGCGCCCATTTCATTTGACGGGTGCGGAGCTGTTTCACCTGTAGCACCATAATTATAATTAGGAACCACATTTCCATCATTATTATATCGCTCTTGTAAAGCACCACTCATTAATGGGTGACCTTCATACTTTCCGCCAGGTTGATAATTTCTACCTGTGTCATAATTTGTAATAAAGTTACCGCCACCGTTACCGCCACCACTATTTTGAAAAACAGTAGTTGCGGGTATACCAAATGTTTCTGTAACTTCTTCTATCCCTTGTGGATTAGGGGTAAAGTTTCCTCTAAATCTATCTTGTGTAATAAACTGACTATTGGGTTGTTTATATAAAAGGTTATCTGCTTGGTTATAAAAATTTATCACTATCTTCTTCCTCCTGGATGAATATCTAATCTAAACGTACCAAGTTTCCAGTCTTCTGCCGCAGCTGTATTGGCTACTCTAAATGCAATAGATCTGGCTCTTAGTCTAGTATCTATCTTATCAGTAGTAGTTGTAGTTGTAAAGTTAGTAGTTGTTGCAGCGCTATTTGGATAGTCTCGAGTTACAAAACTTACCTGAGTGTTCCCTGTCTGTGAAATAAAGTCGGGTATAAATCTACTAATCCGTGCAAAATATTCACCATCACCTCTAATATCAGGCATACCGGCAACGGCTCCTGTTGAAGATCTTTTCTGAGTAATATCAAAATCACCGGAAGTAATACTACCAATGACAGTAGTTGTAACGCCTCCGGCCGTTAATTGATCAGTTCCTGTTTCCTGAGCAAAGTATATTGAACTACCATCTGTGTTACCCACTACATCAAATGAGGCATCATCGGTCCTATCATATTTTGTTGCATGAGGTTTATCAAAGACAGCAGAGTCTACCCAAGTTGTTCTAGCTAAAGTACCTGTTGTCCATATAGGTCTCTTAGGAATAGAGTCTAAATAATTGTAAGTAACATTTCTATCTAAACTTACTGACCCTGTTGTCGGATAGAACCAAGTCACTTCACCAAATAAGTTATTAATACCTGCATAGATTAAATCTCTAGGTGTACTGTTTAAGTTATCATAGACAAAATCTTCTACCAAACAAGGCATAGATCTTAATTGTCCATCGTAGGTAAAGAATCCATTTTCTGACATCCAGTAAGCAACACCATCAACCTCAACACATGCGTTCTTACCAATCAATCCACAGTTAGTTCCTACTTGTTGAAATGAGAAAGTAAAAGGTTGACCTACAAATTGCATCAAAAATAAAGCTGTATCCGTCCATACATAAAGAGCGTCTCTACCTTTTATGGCACCCATAATTTTAGAACCTGCCGCCAGTCTTTGTGTACCGGCAGTATTATTTGCTTCAACAGAGTATTCATTAATATTTTCTTGAGTAGAGAATCTAATAAACATATCATCTTGAGGATAGGTTACTGTGTCTGCATTAATAGTAGGTTGTGTTCCAAAAAATACTAAGTGTCTGTCAGGTGTTGAAACTAAAACATGTCTTGATGCATACGGAGTCCCAGCAATTCTTGTTGCCCTAGTTGATGTTGCACCTGCACCTGCTGCATCCCATTCAAAACATTCACCATTATAAATAAGTGCTATTAATTTTGTACCATAGTTATCTAAAACCCATAAACCCGGGTCAATTATAAAGTCATCACTAGATGCTTCTCCCCATCCTACGTAGGCTGTAATATTAGTAACAGTTGCCCCAGCACTATGAAGTGCTCTTGTAGTACCGTCAACACTCCTTGCTCCACCACTTAAAGTATTTGTACCAGTATCATTTGCAGTAAAAGATATATCTTCTGTCCCTATTCTTATTGTTCCCGATGCCGGAAACGCCGCTGAGTTAGTTAAGACAACATTTGTTACTGTAGCATCATCAATAAGTGTTGTATTTAAAGTTGTAGTTGCGGGACCCGAAACAGTACCACCCCATAATCCAGTACCAAAACCAAAACCAGCAGCTTGTTGAGCTGGTCCTACTGTATAGTAAGCTTTAAAACTTGCAGCTGTATTTGTAGCATCTAAAGTAGTCCCAGTAACATTAGCCGGTAATGTAATTGTAAAAGTTGTGTTAGTTGGAATTGATGTAACCATAAATTTTATGTCATCAAAAGTAGCTGCGGTCAAACTTGAACCTACGGGAATAGTTGTACTTTCAAATAAAACTATATCGTCCTCGGTTAATCCATGTGTTGAAGCTCCACAATTTACTGTAATAGTTTGTGACGCATCACTTAAAAAAGTGCATCCTGTAACTGTCGTTCTAATTGGATGAATATCATAAAAGGTTCCACCTGAATAAACGTATAAAATTCTGTTTGTTCCTATTGCTGCATATTTAACACCAGCATTATTGTCCCAATGATGTAGTGCTCTTCCAGCACCTGTAAGTTTATCGTCACCTAATTGAGAACTACCACCTATTTTTTCTGGGCTGCCATATCTAAAACGTACATTATCTCCGTCGAACCATTGTCCCTCAGCCCCGGTTTCCGTGACCTGTTTGTTGAACCCCGGTGTAATACCTAATTTTTGTAACATATAACTCCATTTTATTATGTACCCATTTTAGGGATACCTAACATCGGCCTTTTGTCAAACCTATTACTCTCAGCAAAAGGACCATTCACATGGTTATAGTGAAGAAATACTTGTCCGCAAGTAGTTCCTTCAAAAGGTTCTCTCCAATGTTCTAACTCGCACCCACTATATACCAGCATATCACCAATTTCAAGTAGGACTTTATTACCCTCTACAAAGATTGGCCATGGCTCACCGCCCAAGTGTATCGTAGTAGATATCTCACAGCTTGGTCTGTCTTTATGTCGTTTTAATTCGTCTCCATTTTTATATAGTCTAGCGTATGAATACGTTGGAATTAGTTCTAGCCCTGTTTCCTGCTGCATTTTTGGTAGTACTTTCATTAATAGAGTCTCCATTACATGATCTGAATAATGAGAATAAGTATTTGGAATTTGTTCATCCGTCCAAGTACCCAACATCCCACTATCATAGGTTATATTATTATCGTACATATACTTAACTGCATCTCTTTTAAGAAGGAAATAGTTAAATATAAAATTAGCAAGTTCGTAGCTAACTGCGCCTTTTATTACTTGATATTTATTGAACATCGGTGTGCCTATATTGTTGTTTTTCTTTTGTTAGTAAAGGTATATCATCATTAGGTAATACTTTAACCTCAAATTCTTCCATTCCTAATTCTAGTCCCACTATAAAACGTCTCATTCCTATACATATTTTATACATACCATCTTCTTTTATACACAAGATTGGATTAATCATTCCTTTTTCACCTATATCATCTCTTAATTTTTTATACCCATCATTGTTTTTTTGAAGATCTTTACCTTCTTGAGTATTTAAATGTTTATTACACTCCCTAAACATCATCTTATCTTTGTGAACTATCATTAAAAACCCTCCTGTATAAAATTAAAACTAACTGATATTCTTAAATCTTCTGATTTATTTTCTTCAACAGAATGCCATAGCCATGAAGGAAACATTACAATTCTTCCAGGTATAGGATCTATATGTGCTTCCCTCCATAAATGTTTAGGAGGTTTACCCTCTTTTCTAATAGGCATTACTATTTGTGCACCTGCTCTTGGATCATATACTTTAAGTCTTCCTGCTTGTGGATTAGATTTAACATAATATACTCCAGTAAATAAACAGTTTGGATGTATGTGCGGTTGGTTAGATCCTTCTTTTGGATTTATATTTGCCCACATATTACCTAACATAGGTCGTCTATCCAGAAATTCTTCAGTGAATACTTCTTTCTGCATTGTAAATAACTCATCAACTAAAGGTTTATACTCTGGTTTAGCCCCCATGTTTGTCTGTGAATGCCAGCCTTTAATATTAGTTTTTAATAAACCTTTATCTTGGTTAGACCAATTAATAATATCTTGTGCTAATTTATTATTATCTAATTTAATATCCTTAGCATAAATACTAGTTGGAAAAAATTCTTCTCTAATCATCTAAAAGGTTTTCCTCCAAACCACACAACTAAAGACTGCCTTACACCTTTTGTGACTGGTTGTACTCGATGATTTAGAAAGGATGCAAAACAAATGGCATGACCTTGTTTTAATTTTGTAGTTCGACCAGGGGACATTAATTCTAAATTTCCGCCTTCGAATTGATCTTCAGGAGATAGTAATAACGTCATAGATATTTTCCTAACAGGAGGCTCGTGAGCCATAATTACATCACAATCCATATGCCAATCATAAAAACCTCCAACAGGGTACTCGGTAAATTGTGCATTTTCTGTGACTCTTACATCTCCAAAGCCAAAATGATTTTCATTTGCTTTTTGTATAAATGTATTTAGATCCTGATACATATGCCCCATTTCTTTAAATGGAATCCAACTGATAGTAGTCACTCTTTTCTTTGTATCGGTTCCACCTCCTGGTTTACCTATCCCCACTTGTGCTTTTTGTGGTTTTTGCGCTCTACCAGATGCAATAATTTGATTACATTGATCCGGTGTAAATAAAGGGTCAGTAGTTTGTACAATCCAACTTTTCCATTTAGGTTCTGTTATTATTTTATTTTCGTACATTAATCCCTTCCTCTATTCATAATTGGATTATAATCTACATCCATATTGGCAGATAGAGTTCGTCTATAACCTTCTCCGTTAAATGGATTAACACAATGTCTCATGTCGTAGGGAAATATATAAAAATCTCTTTCTTTAAGATCTGGTGTATAGTCACATGCTGCAAACTGTCCTGATACGGAACCTAGTATATGTAGTCTACCATTCATAGGAGTGTTGTGAGCTGAGTATTCTATTCCAAAAGATTCCGGTAGTTTTAAAATCATTACCGAAGACAGTCCTGTAAACAAAGTTCCACGGTGAACATGAACTGGATTATATTCATGTTGAACCATTTGATTTACCCACACAGAGTTTAATAATTTTTTATAACCTGCGATTTTATTAAAATCTAAGTAATGACCCATGGTTTGATTAATCCATTTCAATACATTAGTTGTCAATATATTGTGGTGATGCATTTTAGAAGTATCTTCCCCTTGATAAAATAAAGAATGTTCATTTTCAATCTTACCTATCAGTTGTTTATTAGCTGGAGGTAAAGTTTGATATTTTGTTTCATAAATATTGTTGATAGTATTAAATACATCAAGGGGTACTTGATATTTTAAAACTGTTTGTCCTAAAGGAACTGCTTCAAAATCTGATGTGGCCATACATATCTCTTAATTTTTTTGGAATTTTTTCAATGTAGGGATTATATCTTTTCTCTACTTTACCCCTCCACACTTTGTGCATATTACTGCCTACCACAGTATCATCATAAGATAAACCATTAATATTAATTTGATCTAAGTTTTCAAAACTGTGATTAAAATAAGGTTCTTCCATAAATTTATAGATATTTTTTATTTCTTTTTCAGGGTTTTGAACTAAGTTATCGTATTTTACAAAGTGACAGATCTCTGGATAAATGTAGGCATTTTTAATTGCATCTAATTCTTTAGGGATAGCACCTCCTATTTGCATAAGTTTTAAAAGTTTCTCTTCATCGGTAGTACCAAATTTATTAGGAAATGCATCAGGGTTTTCAGTGTACCATTGCATATAACTTGCTAGTACATCCATTACATCTCTAACTAATATAATACATTTAAATGGACGTTTAAAATATTTTTGCATTAATGAAAAATTACCTGGAGTCATTACTGGACCCCTATCAATGATTACTCTTTGGGGCCAGTCTTTATAAAAAACATCGTAGACTGAACTTAATACATTATCTAATGACTTGTGGTCTGGAAAATTTTGAAACACATCTGTTTTTTTTAATAAAAATAAATCTTTTATTATTTCTAAAGTAACAGAATTAGCAGTTACAACTAAATCTTTATTTTGATTCATGATAGAAGCAAACAAGGTATTACCCGACCTTGGGGTTGCAACTAAAAATAATAATTTCTTATTCTGGTTGGGCTCCGAGATCATTGGTCAATTGTTCTTTCTTGTTATAAATCATTTCTCCAGATTTTTTAACTCTTTCTATAGTTTTTAATTGTCCTAATACATTAAACACTTCCGGTTGACTTGATCCAGTTGTTAATGTCTCTGCTTTGTTTTTCATAATAATGTGATAAGAATCTAGTTGATGAGTATTGACATCTTTAGTATCAAAAGTTCCATCATTAAATTCTTTTTTTAATGTAGACCATAATTTAATTTCTCTCATTCTATCACGTGCTACTAGCTGCATATTAGCGACTGAATAAGTTTTCTCGTCTATATCAATTTGAAGTAATTCTATTTTTAAAGGATCTTTTTCAGTCTCTAATTTTTGTTTTAATTTTTTTAATTTGACTTCGTTTCGTCTAGCATCAAATGAAAGACTCATTAAGTTTTCTAGAAATACGTTTTGTTCTCTAACACATTGCCAATACTTTGATGCATTGTTTGGATACTTAGCATCTTGAAGAACAGACATTCTCATTTCTGTTTCAGTTCTAAAGACTTGTTTCTTGGTCCAAGTATCTCTAAGCTCGTTAGTTAATTTTGAAAATTCTTTTACGTCGTTTGGATCTAATAAATTATTTAAGCTAGGAGCTTCTTTTACAATTAGTTCATGTATATTTCTTTTTTCAGTCATTTTATTCCTTTCATTGAATAGATTTAATATAACTATTTAAAGTTATAAGTCAAGTTACGATGTTGTAATACTTTGAGTTCCTACAGGTATCGTATATTCTTCAGAAGTTCCTATATATGATCCACCACTAAGTCCACCAACAACTGTCGCTGCTGCAGCTGACGTTCCTGCAGAAGCACCGCTCCATCTACCTATAGCCATTACTGCCGCCGCAGTCCAAGATGTTCCATCCCATTGTTCTGCAAGGGTACTTGTTGGTGCTGAATTTTTTCCACCCACAATAGCTGATCCTTGTGATCCAGCCCCTTGTCCATAAAGTCTAACATTTGCCATTGAATTTACTACTGTCCAAGTACTGCCATCATAACTAAAAGTGCTAGCTACTTGTGATTCACTTCCACCAGTTGGTCGTAAATCATAATATCCTCCAAAACCTATAGCGGCTCCACTTGTACCAGCCATACTACCACCAAAATTTGCTGCAACTAAATTTCCAGCAGATGACCAGCTTGTTCCATTATATTTTTCAGCAGCTGATGAACCAGTAGGTGCTTGCCCACCAAGAATAATTCCTGCCGCATCTGGTCCAGTACCTCTCATGTTTGCTCTTGCTGTAGCTATAGTTCCTCCTGCTGACCAACCCGATCCGTTCCAGTGTTGTGTAACATTATATTTTGGAGCTGCACCACTACCTCCACCAACAATATTAGCTGCTGTAGTTACCGTACCTGTGCTCGCTGCTTGTGAAGTTGCTGTAGGAGAGGGTGTAATAGCTGCCCAACATGTTCCATCATATACTTCTGCGTTAGTACTAATTCCAGGATTTGCCGGAGAAGTACCTGTTGCTACTAACATATCATTTTGAGTTCCTGCACCTGCAATAGCGGAGTTAACTGTATTCAGGGCTCCACCAGATGACCATGCTCCGGTACCTTGAATACCATCAACACGCAAATTACCTGTAGCAGAATTGTACCATACTTGTCCAGTTTCTGGATTCGCAGGGTCCGCTCCTAAGTAATTAACTCTCAGTCCTCTGATTGTGTTATAGCCAGCCATAATAAATTCCTTAAGGGAGTGTTATATCAGTTGGTCTACCTGGATGTGCTGCTTTATCTTCTTCAGACATTGCATCAAACGCAGCTTGTGCAGCTTCAACTTCAGCTGTAACAATAGTTTGCGCTTCTACTTTTGTCTTCTCAACACCGTTCTTGTTGGCTAACCATAGTGCGCCTTTTTCGTTGTTACCAACGACCCAAACGTCTCCTGGTTGTCCTTGAAGAAAAAAGTTTAATCTATCCGTGTGGGTAAAAAAACCTTTTCCAGTGTTTGTAGCAGTACCATATATAAATAGTGCCATAGTGTTTACTCCTTTGTTATTATTATACTCTTAATTTTATTCATTATCAACTTGTAGTTAATGTCTTATAATTTAATGCTGTTCCAGCTGCAGTATATTCTTCTGTAATATTTGTGTAACTTGCAGCAGTACCAGTAAGTAAACCTCCCATTGCAAAACCATCTCCTTGAGTTGCACCGGAGCCACCTAAATAATATCTTGCTGTACCCATACTTCCTGTATTAGCCCATGAAGTTCCATCATATAATTCTGCTACAGCTGTTTGACCTGAACCAGGTGAAGCTAAACCACCAAAACATAAACCTGCATCTACAGTGCTTGCTGCTGCTGCTGCTCTTCTTCTTGCCGTATTTAAACCGCCTCCGGCAGACCAACTTGTTCCATTATATTCTTCTGTTGTATTATATACAAAAGATGGTGCAGTTCCACCCATAGCTAAAGCTGATGTTTGTATACCTGCTCCACATACATTGTCTGCTCCTGTAGTACCACGACTTAAACTTCCTCCTGGTGACCAAGTGCTTCCATTCCATTCTTCAGAGGTAGCTGTTGTTGGTGGTCCACCACCAAATAATAATGCAGCACCTTGAACTCCTGCGCTTCCTCCATTAAGTCTTGCTGTTGCTAAAGTTCCACCTGGAGCCGCAACGGCAGTCCAATTTGAACCATCCCAACTTTCAGTGGTAGATTTATTTACTGCTGGAGGTGCTGTTTGACCAGCAAAACATAAGGCAGCACCTTGTGTTCCTGCTCCACCTCCTAATTGTTTTGATACAGGTAAAGCATTTGTAGCAGTCCAACATGTTCCATCGTAAGATTCACTATCAGTCACCGTCGGACCGGCGTGTCCTCCAAAAACAAATGCAGCATTTTGAGGTGCTTGCGCTGCTGTCATCAGACTATCTCTAGCCGTATTTAAATTTCCACCACTAGCCCATCCTGCGGGTACAACAACTGTACTTGAAGGTGCGTATTCTTCTGTTAATGTTTGTCTTGCAGAAGCAGTTGATCCTCCTATAGCTAATGCACTTGTTTGAGTTCCTGCTCCACCCAATAAATATCTACCTGTTCCTAAATTTCCAGCAGCTGACCAACTTGTTCCATCATAACTGAATGTTGCAGTTTGTATATCTGGAGTACCACTTATTTGTCCACCAAAAACTACAGCAGCAATTTGTGGTCCTGCTCCTCCTCCGGCTCTAATTGCTTGAGGCACAGCAGTTACTGATGTCCAACTCGAACCATTATATTCTTCAACAGCTCCTGTAAAAGGAGGACCTCTTCCTCCAACTAATAAACCTGCAGTTTGTGTACCTACTACTCCAGCGGCTGATTCTAGTCTTGCCAAACTTAAAGTTCCACCTGCAGCCCAACTTGAGCCATTATATTCTTCTGATGTATTAGTGGGTGATCCAGGATCTGCTGGAACTATATAACCTCCAGCTCCAAGTGCAGCAATTTGAGTGCCACCTGATCCACAACCTTGTTTAGGAACAGGATAGAGTCCTGTTGTTGTCCAATTAGTTCCATCATATTCTTCTGTAGCATTTGAAGAAGTGGGAAAGGGAGCTCCCATTGCTGCTTTTTGTCCTGTAAAAATAACTCCTGCTGTTCCTGTACCAGCGCTTCCACCAGATTTTCTAGCTGTTATAGTATTTCCAGCTGACCAACTTGTTCCATTATATTTTTCAGCAGTAGATTTATATCCTGCTGCACCACCTGCTGATACGGCATCAGTTTGAGTTCCAAAAGTAAATGATTGATTTACTGCAGTAAGTAAAGGATTTCCTGATACCCAGGCACCTGATGCTAGTATTGTTTTAAAAGTATTACTAGTTGTATTATACCAAATCTGACCTACAGCTGCCGCTGTAGTAGGATCGGTTGCTAGTGATTGTACATATTTTCCAAATAATTCTTTATATGTGCTCATAATTTCTAAGAAGTCGTTATAGTTAATGTAGCTGAATTAGTTCTACATCTTAATGTAGATGTAACTGAGTTAAACCATATTTGACCTGTAATTGGATTTGCAGGATCCCCTGCGATAGACCTAATTGCTTGTCCTCTAATAGTTCTAAATAAACTCATATAACTCCTTAATTATTCTTTAGAAGCCAACCTTGAGTACTGTCCGTGAATACCAAAGTAAAGCCCGCTCTCTCAGTTGCTACTGTTAAGTCTGCTGCTGCACCTTGAATGTTTTTTCCGTTTCTTGCTACGGTTAAGTTGTATGTATCAAAGGTACCTGCATAATCTACAAAAGAAATCTCATCACCAATTGCTGGGGATGCTGGTAAAGTAGCAGTGATTATATTTCCAGTAGTGTTTAAAAAATAACCATTACCCGAAGCTACACTTATTGTAGCGGCTGCTGACACTGCTTGCCATGCTGTTCCACCTGAATTATCTGTGAAAGATAGATTTCCTGAACCATCAGTAACTAGGATTTGATCTGCTCCACCTGTTGCTACTGGTAGTTTTAAAGTATATGCTGTATCACCTGTAATTGTTGTTGGCGCTTGTAAACCTACATACGCCGAACCTGTATTGTCTCCTAATCTTAATGCACCATCTGTATCGATTAAAACATTTGTGCCATCCCAAGTTAAATTAGCTGATGCGCCAAAAGCACCTGAGTTATTGAATTGAATTTGTGTGTTTGATCCTGCTGCACTTGTTGCTGCACCAAAACCTGTGTCATATAATTGTGTACCATCACAGTACATTAATTTCATTCCTTTATCAGTAGTTGAGAATGTAGCACCTGTTTGTGTTGCACCCGATGCAGTTCTAATTTCTACTGTGTAAGCACCTGTTGTGCCATTTTCAAATAAATAAAGTCTTTCAAAATTAACTGCGTTAACTGTGTTGGGAACAGTTACAATTTTGTTTCCAGTTATGGCTCCTGTTAATTTAACAATATTATTTCTAGCTGAGTTAGTTAAACTATCTGTTGCTGAAGTTGAATCTCCATTTGCTACGGCTAAAGTTGTAGTATTAGCTCCTGAAGCCACTAAATTTAAAGATTGTGAATGAAATCCTGTTGAAGCTTGTTGAATAATGTCTAAGTTTGTATTGGTTTTAGTTCCCCAAGTACCAGCATCTTCGCCAGTAGCCATTAACTCTATACCTAAATAATTGTATGTTGATGCCATAATTTTTTATCCCGTTTGGTTTACATGTCTCACGTCTGTATAACCGCTACCAATGGTTAAGTCAACATTAGAATACCCACCAACCCATAAACTCGTAGTGTCTAATGTACCAGTTATTTCAAATCCCGTCAATCCGATTGTTACATCAGGTGTGGTAACATCTGATGCATTAAGGGTTGCTGTAGCCAATAGGCTATCTGTTATCGTCACCCCTGTATTATTAGTAGGTACAATTGCACCTACTGAACCAGTAGCTAAAAGACTCGTTGAAAGTACAACTTCAGTTAATGTCGCATTAAGTAAATTACCTAATCTTCCATTTATTAGAAAGCTAGATAAAATCGGGGTAACACCGTCGGTTGTAACAACCGTTCCAAGGCTTGCAGTCATTTCAAAAGCTGTTAAACCTATTTGAACATCGTCCCCTGCATTAACACCTAAAGTGCCCAATGAAGCTGTTGTCAATAAACTATTTGTTAATGTTAAATTTTGATCAAAGAAAGGTACTAATGGTGCCACTGTACCAGTTATTTCAAAACCAGTTAATGTTGCAGATTGAAAAGTCTCTGTTGTTAATGTTCCAAGAGAAGCTGTCATTGGAAAAGCTGGTAGTACTTCTTTTCCTGCGTCAACAGAACCCCAACCATTTTCACCCCAATCTAAAGTTCCCCAACCAGGGAATTGAACTACATTAACTTCAGCTGCATTGAGTGTGCCAGTTATTTGAAATCCAGTTAAAGTAACATCTTGATCACCTTGTTGAGCCCATCTTCCTTGACCCCAATTCATTGCGCCCCATGTATTTTGAGTAAGATCTATAATCCCACCCATACCAATACCATGTACCCAACATGCAAAATAAAAATCGTCAGTGTCTGGAGCTGTTTGAGTAACCTCCATAAATCTAGATGAAGCTGCATTAAAAAGAGTTGTATTAAAATAATCAGTAGAACTAACTGAGGAACCATCTAAAGAATAATAAGTGTTATTAGTAATTAAACCTGCCTTCATTATAGACAAAGTTAAACTATCAGAATTTGTAA